GTTCTGCTATATTCTAATACCGCACTAAAACAACAGATTTAGGTAAATAGTAGTAACATTAAAAATGTTTTTATTAGGAGAAAATTATGGCTACATTGACATCCCCCGGTGTTAGTATAACCACTACAGACGAATCGTTTTACACGCCGGCCTCACAAGGTACGGTGCCATTGCTAATTATAGCAACAAAACAAGACAAAAGTAATCCAGATGGCAGTGGAACTGCTTCTTTTACTACAGCCGCTGAGGCAGGTAAATTAAAACTGATTACAAGTCAAAGAGAGTTACTTCAGAGTTATGGAGATCCTCTTTTTTATTCATCTGGTGGTTCACAACAACACGGATCAGCAATTAATGAGTACGGCTTATTAGCCGCTCACAGTTTTTTAGGTATCTCTAGCAGAGCCTACATACTAAGAGCAGATATAGACTTAGGAGACTTAGCAGGTTCTGTTAATGCTCCAACAGTATCACCAACTAATGGTGCTATATGGCTCGACACACCAAATTCAAAATTTGGAATTAAACAATACAACTCAACTACAAGTAAATGGGACGTTGCAAGTTACACAGTACTTTCAAAAGACCAAATCGCTAGTAGCGGTGCACCAAAGGCGTCTGTATTACAGAATGGCTCTTTAGCAGTTGTCACAATGACAAGTGCTGGTGCGGCAAGTAGTTTGATTAAGTTCTATCTTAAGTATTCAGATACTTGGTATCAATTAACAACAAACGAAACAAGTTTCAAAGATGTTGTTAGCAAAGACTTCCAAATGGCAAGTTTCGCTTCATTACCAACCACACAGAACAGTGGTGGTGCTTTAGCAAACGGAGATTTATTATTCCAGTATGATACATTAAACAACGGTTCAAACATTGCCGTTAAAGTTTACAATTCATCAACTGGTGCATTTAGTTTAGTAAATCCAGAAGTATGGAGCAGTACGCATAACTATTTTACAACAAACGGTAATAGTGTTGCATCAGGCACATACATTGCAAACAGAAATCAAGACGGTGACGATGATCCTGTATTAGCAGGAGAATTAGAAATTTTAAGACATAATGGTTCTAGTACTTTAGTAGTACAAGGATCAAATGCTTTAACAGATACAGCAATAAGTTTAACAGGTCATACAGGTTCTACAGTAAGTATTATCGTAAATGACAGTCGAACATCAAGCAGTAACATCAATGTTCAGTTTAGAACAGACAGTGACGCAGACGGCAACGCAAGTGTTGATGATATGATTCAAGACTTCAACTCAGCATTCAGTACAGCATCAAGTGACATTGTTGCTTCTAATGTTGGCGGTAAAGTTACTTTAACTAGTTCAACAGGTAGAGATATCAGAGTTAGAGCAGGTAACGTTGGCGGATTTGGACCTACCAATATAAACATAACAGCAGGTATTTACAGTAACTGGAAAAATCCATCAAGTGACACTACATTAACTTATAGTGCAGACGCAAATGCCCCAACTGGAACATTAACAGATGGTAAACTATGGTACGATACTAGTAGTAATGTTGATATTTTATACAACAAACCTAGTGTAGGATGGACTTCATATAGCACAGACTATGACGTAAACGTAACAGCATCAGAGCCAACCAAGAAAGCAGACGGCGTAAGCAGTTTGGTAAACGGTGACCTTTGGGTTGATTCAGACGCAGTTGACCAACCAGCAATTTACAAATGGAATTCTAGCACAAGTGCGTGGGTTAAAGTTGATAATACAGACCAAGTAACAGGCGATGGTATTATATTTAAAGATATGAGACAATCACCAACATCAAGTTTAGATGCAGACGCAACACAGGCTAGCACTAAAGCAGTTGGAATATTGGCTTGGAACACTAGATATAGTGGTAAAAACGTAAAAGAGTATAAAATTGATTATACTCCAGCAGGTACAAACGTTGGTGACGTTTGGGTAACAGCAAGTGGAAACAAAAACGACGGTAGTATGTATAGTGGAAACGACGCAGTTAGACGTGTAGTAGAAACAAAAATGGCATCAGAACTTTCAGGTGACCAAGACATTAGAAGTGAAACTAACTTCTTTAATGTTATTTCTGCTCCAGGCTTCCCAGGCTTACTAGACGAGATGATTACATTAAACACTGATAAAAAAGAAGTTGCATTTATTTTAGCAGATGCTCCATTCACTTTAGACAGTAGTTCATTAAGTCTTCAAAATTGGGCAACCAATGCCAATAGTGCAGGTGAGAACGGTAAAGAAGGACTTGTTTCAAGTTCAGCCTATGCGGCAGTTCATTACCCACACGGTTTAACAACTAACTTAGACGGCACAAATGTTGTTGTTCCAGCAAGTCACATTGCTTTAAGAACATTAGCATACAATGACCAGGTAGCATATCAGTGGTTTGCTCCAGCAGGATTCAACAGAGGTTTAGTACAAAATGCTACTTCAGTTGGTTATGTTGCAGAAGCAACTAGTGAATTCCAAGTAGTTAATTTAAGTGAAGGTCAAAGAGACACTCTTTACGCAAATAAAATTAACCCAATTGGAAACTTCCCTGGACAAGGTCTAGCAGTATTTGGACAGAAAACACTAAATCCAAGTTCTAGTGCTTTAGATAGAATTAACGTAGCAAGATTGATTAACTACATTAGATATCAATTAGATATTGGTGTAAAACCATTCTTGTTTGAACCAAATGATTCTATAACTAGACAAGGTGTTAAAAGAGTTGCTGATAACTTATTATCAGAACTTGTAAGCCTAAGAGGTGTATTTGACTTTATCACAGTTTGTGACGAAACGAATAACACTACTGCAAGAATTAATAGAAACGAATTATACTTAGACGTTGCAATACAACCAACTAAAGCAGTTGAGTTTATATATGTTCCGATAAGAATTCAAAGTACATTAGGTCAAACAGGTAGTTAAGACTTAAAAAAGTTACAGTAGGAGTAACAATTAAAGCGGTACTTAATAGGTGCCGCTTTTTTTTGAGTGAAATAAGATAAATAATTGCATATATAAGAACATTTAAGTTCTTCCTAGGAGAAAAAGAAATGGCAGTAACAAAGGATAAATTCGGTGTACCAATTGATGGTAATCGTCTGGGAATCCTCCAACCAAAATTACGTTATAGATTTAGAGTCATAATGACGGGTTTTGGAGCCGGTGGTAGATCTGACGAACTTACAAGTAATGTTGTAAGTGTAACAAGACCTACATTAGGCTATGAAGAAGTAACCATTGACAGTTATAACTCTAGAGCATACGTTCAAGGTAAGCATACTTGGGAACCAGTATCACTCATTATAAGGGATGATATTACTAACCAAGTTTCTGCTTTAGTTGGACAGCAAGTTCAAAGACAGTTAAACCACTTTGAGCAAACATCAGCAATATCAGGATCAGACTATAAATTTGATATGTTAATTCAGGTATTAGATGGCTCTAACGCAGAAGCAACTGAGCAATGGGAACTAGAAGGTTGTTTCCTAATTAATACTAACTACAGCGAACACGACTACTCAACAAGTGAGCCAGTCACAGTTGATATGCAAATCAGATATGATAATGCTGTTCACGTTGCAGGGCCTAACACATTAGGCGGAAAAGTACAAGCAGGAGATCCATTCCCAATAGCGGCACCTTTACCAACTACACCTGGTACAGGCGTTTAATTTTAGACCAAGAGCAACTTAATGGAGTTCAGGTCTAGGCACAACATTAGCACAGGGGCCTATTTAGCAGGCCCCCGTCACGCCCAAACCCAATTAGGCACACATTTTAGAAACGGTGGCGGAACACCTCCCAGACAAAGTTTCGCATACTTCGTCAATGTGATACCTAACTATGGTATTTTAAATTTAGATATTAGCGAACATTTTAAGTTAAGCAACTTAATTAAAACTTTTCAGTTTCCGCAAATCACATATAGAAACCAAGTACTAAACCAATACAACAGAAAACGTATCTCTCAGACAGGGTTAGAGTATGGTAACTTGGCATTAACTGTTCACGATGATATTCACGACAACTGGATGAGATTTTTATCCGTATATCACAATTATCATTATATGGACGGTAGAGGATACTCTGAAGAACTAAACGGATTTAAACAAGACTTAGATACAACATTACCTATGGCAGACCAAAATGCCAGTAATAACGGATTATGGAATCCAGGCTCTGCAGGTTTAGACATACACAGAGACAAATATCTTATAGATAGAATAGACTTTTACAAGTACTCAGGCGGTAAAGTATCAGTAACACACTTTATAAATCCTACACTCAACAGTTTTACGCAGAGTGCTAATGATTATTCAAGCAGTGATTTACAAGAACTACAGTTAGACTTCAGTTTTGAAAAAGTTCTAATAAGTCCAGACTTCGAAGTTAAGATGGACGATTTTGAAAAAGAACGTTTTGCTCCTATATTCGATCCAGTTGGCAACTTACTTTTTAGACAAGTAGGAGGTTTAGACGGAGGTATAGGCGGACTGGTAGAAGATTTTATTGACGGTGTTACTAATGGAATAAATGATTTTATCAAAGGTATTCTTTTTGGTAGCAATGATAACTCACCAGGAGCAGGTGCAATTAAAGGTTTAAACAACGAGTCGCAGAAGGCAGTTACAGGTGCTCCTAGAACATCACAACAATTACAGCCGAGCAAAGGACTTGTCAATCCTGATGTAACAAGTGTCCAACCAGGAGATTATGAAGGCAGAGGTTTCTTTGAAAGGTTATATGACAGCACAATTGGTGCGGCAATACTCAGTGCAGGACAAATAGCAAACGATAGACTGGAAAGTGAATTTGCAGAAGCAACTGCTAAAACACAGAATGAAATCAAAGACAAATTGTTTGGTGGTTAATTATGTCAGAAATATTTAATAACTTTGGTGTAGACAGCAAAATAATTAAAAAGAATCACCATTATAAGCAAGTCAGTATTACAGGTGAGAAATTACAGGTACAAAAAACCAGTAAAGACTTATTAGACGAAAACTTTTTTAACGAACCTATCCCCAACATAAATCAAATGAATCAAACTATTGATACATTTGTTACAAATGGTTACTCTGAAAAAACAGCAAGAGCAACTGTAGAAACACTAAAACAAGGTACTCTGGAAAACAATAAACAACTCACAGACACTTACAACATTGTAAACAATACCATAGTACTTACAGAATTAGGCAAAGAGATTATAAATGCCAAACGTGATAAAAACGTTCAAATAGTAGAGAGTGCAACAACACCAACAGAAGTGTCTAATCTAATCAAGGGGTAACTTATGGCAAATAAATTTGCACAAGGTGTTTACACTCCTAAAAATCCACAAAAGTTTGTAGGTAAAAAGAATCCTTATTACAGAAGTAGTTGGGAATTAGCCTTTATGCGTATGTGCGATGACCACCCTTATGTACTCGAATGGGCAAGTGAAAACTTAAAAATACCATATCAAAATCCAATGACGGGCAAGTTTACGGTGTACGTTCCAGACTTTTCGATTAAATACAAAGACAAGAAAGGCAGTACCAAGGTTGAAGTTATAGAAATTAAACCAGGTGCCCAAACAACAATGGAGAGTGCAAAAAGTCAATCTCAAAAAGCAAGTGTTGTTTTAAATGCCGCAAAATGGAAAGCCGCCCACGAGTGGTGCAAACGTAAAGGCATACACTTTAGAGTGTTAAATGAAAGTCATATGTTTGCTAATGCAGGTAAAAGAAAAAGAAAATGACAAAAAGACTAGAAGAAGAATTTAATCTACCTCCAATAGAAGAGGTAACAGAAAAAGCAGAAGTAGTTGAACAAGAAGTTGTTGAACTTCCTGCTACAAAACAAGAAGTCGATGATGCTTTAGACCTAGCAGAACGTATTAACGAAGCATTGCCACAAGTCAAAGGACTTACAACTGCAGATGTAGAGTTAGATGATATTGCTACTAAGGCTTTGGAAAGTTATGAAGAACTTATGCGATTAGGTATGAATGTACAAGATGTACACGCAGGAAGAATATTTGACAACGCCGCAAATATGCTAAAAGTAGCATTAGACAGTAAAAGTACTAAGATAGATAAGAAATTAAAAATGGTAGACTTACAACTTAAACGACAAAAACTTGACCAAGACTTGGATCCAGAACAAGCAAATAACCCAAATCAACAGATTTTTAATAGGAACGACTTACTCAAATTTATCAACAAAGATGATAAATAAGTTTATAC